CGAGCTATGACCCGCGCCCTCCAGCTATTCCTCGTCATCGCCGCCGCTTTCGGGTGCGCTCTTTTTGCGTCCAGTTGCAATCTCATGGAGGGCATCAATCAGTCCTCTCCTAACTATCGCAACCCAGTGCCGCTCTCAACTTCTTGGTGGGATGCCATGAAGATTCGGCAGAAAAAACGCGAAATCCGCCGCATCGAAGCCGACTGGGGCATTCACAAACCCAGCCAAATTGTTAAGGACTCCCAATGACTGAATCAACTCTCGGCTCTAAAATCTCAGACCGCTATGAGGCACTGGTCGCACTTCGCCGGCCTTGGGAAACATTGTGGCAGGAGGTGGCAAAATACGTCATGCCTCGACGTGGACCTGGGTTGAGTGGCACGGTGAGTCTGCCATCGACCACCGACTCTGACACCCTCTTCGATACCACTGCGGTTAGGGCAAACCACACTCTGGCAAATGGGCAACTGGCATGGATGAGTCCAATGGAGGCAGCATGGTTTGGTTTCGAGCCACCAGACGGCATTGATGATGATGATGCCAAACGGTTCTTGGGCAAGGCAGCACAGGTGGCACGGACCAAGTTGGCCTCCAGCAATTTCTATCTCGCAGTGCATGAGTTCTATCTTGACCGTGGTGGATTCGGAACTGCTTGCCTCTACGTAGAGAAGTCCAAACTAAGGAACGGCAACGAAAAGCTGAACGCTCAGTGTTGGCCGGTGGGAACATACGTCATCGATGAAGATGCTGACGGTCAGGTAGACACCGTGATTCGGTGCTTCAAACTCACGGCACGTCAGGCAGTTCAGAAGTTTGGTCCTGACAAGGTAAGCGCGAAGATCCTCGCAGCCTCTGAAGACCCCAAAAAACAGGGTGAGAAGTTTGACTTCCTCCATGCCATCTACCCACGGGAGGATGGTGAGCGTGACCTCAAAAAGAGGGATGCTTCCAATATGCCCATCGCTTGCATCTACCTTGAGAAGGACGGTGACAAGATGATCAACATGATCGGTGGGTATCCTGAAATGCCTGTCTTCGTCTCACGTTACCTTGAATGGGGAACGGGACTCGGTGGGATGTATGGTTGGTGTCCTTCGTTCGTTGCATTACCAGAGGCACGGCAACTGAACTTCCTCCAGATGTGGATGGATGCGATTGCTGAACGACTTGCAGATCCACCGTGGCTTGCACCTGATGAACTGGAGGGTGAGATCGATGCGAACCCAAGAGGTGTCACCTATTTCTCCCGTGATCTGGCTGCGGCAAATGCCCTCCCTCGTCCTCTGAGTGCAGACATCGGCAATGTGCAAGCCTTGTTGGAACGGATCAAGGAGAGGCAGGGTTCAATCAACGATGCCTTCCATGTGGATCTCTTTCAAATGTTCACGCAACTCCAAAAGCAAATGACTGCACGGGAGGTGGCTGAGAGGTCACAGGAAAAACTGATTCAGTTCTCACCCACCTTCGCACGTCTGACCTCTGAACTTTTCAACCCACTCCTTGAACGGGTGTTTTCGATTGGCATCGGGTCAATGTGGTTCGGTGAAGTCCCTGATTCCCTGCGCCGGCCTTTGTCGGAGACGGAGGAGTTTGTGCCGAATCCCTCCATCGAATACTCCTCACGCATTGCTCTTTCACTGCGAGCATTGCCCACCCTGGGTTACATGAGAACGACTGAACGGTTGACGATGACCTCGCAGTTGAACCCTGCGGTCCTCGACAACTTCGATTTCGATGCAGCAGAACGTGCAGCAGCAATGACTGACGGTGTCCCTCCTGAGTTCCTTCGACCCATCGATCAACGGGATGAGATGCGAGCAGCCAGGGCAGAGGCCCAGCAGCAGCAGCAACAGCAGGAACAAGCCATGATGATGGCAGATGCAGCCGCAAAGGTTGGTGGCATCCCAGGTGAATCTCCAGTCGGACAGGCAATGAACAACGCACTCCAACAAGAAGCATGACCATCCAAGAACATGACGCAGCAAAGGAACAGGCACGGAAGGATCTCGCATCATGCTATGCCCGTGTGCTGCTAGGCAGCGACGATGGCAAACGTGTGCTTCGTGACCTTCGGACCAAGTTCGGCGTGGACCGTTCCGTGTTCCGCCGGCAGCAGGGTCAACGGTATGACTCCCTGGAGGCTGCTCTTTGTGAGGGTGAACGTCGAGTCCTTGCTGACATCGAAGCGGCACTGAAGTCTGCTGCCCCTGGTCAATGGGCTGAGTCCCTCATCTAATTTTTCCCATGAAGTACGAACACCCACACATCACCGTGTCCAGCCCCGCGCCAGGACATTACACCATCTCCGGACTTCCGTCTGGTTCGACCCTAACTGAAGAAGGGAGGTTGGTTCATCCCATGTCCATTCACATCTCTCCAGATGTTCCCACGGATCTCCTCTACGCAATCATCAATGACCGTGGCGCAGTGCCAGAACCTGTGACGGCAGAGACGTTGGAAACATTTGGGGTTAAGGACTCCAGTGCTGTTGACCTCATCCTTGCAGCATTGAAGGAACGACCACTGAGACTGAAGGAACTGGCTGAGAAGTCAGGTGTGACCGCAGAGGACATCAAGTCCCTGTCAGGTTCTGGCTTTGAGGTCGGCAGCACTGGTTGGGTGAAACTCAGCACAGAAGGAGGTGCAGTATGAACTTCCTCCTCTGGAACCGTGGTCGGTTACTCAATGAAATGGGTGGTGACGGTGGAGACGGTGGTGGTGGTGCTGCCGTGGCTGCTACTGCTCCTCCTCCTGCCTCAACCCTGATGGGTGGCGAAGGTGGTGCTGCTGCTGCGCCGGCTGAAAGCACTCCTGCACCCTGGACCTGGGCAAAGGAGGACGGGTCATTCAGTGAAGGGTGGTTGGATAAACTGCCAGAGAACCTCCGTGGGCATTCGTCTTTGAAGGTGATGCCATCACTAGTGGACCTCGCGAAGAGTTACGTTGAGACGAAGAGCATGGTCGGCAAGAAACTGGAAGCACCGGGGGAGGGGGCAACACCAGAGCAACTTGCCTCATGGCGCAAAGTTCTTGGCACTCCTGAGACTCCCGAAGGTTACCTTGGTGATGCCAAGACCCTTCGACCTGACACCATCCCTGAGACGTTGTGGGATGCCGGTGCAGAGAAGTCATTCTTGGCAATTGCTCACAAGCACAACCTCAACCCTGCTGCCGTGAAGGAGATCCTTGGGTTCCACGCTGAGTCTTTGGGTAAGGGCATCCAACTCAACGTGGAGGCACAGGCTGCTCACCTGACCGCTGAAACTGGCAAGCTGAGAGAAGCATGGGGGACGGAGTTTGACTCCCAGCTTGGCCTTGCATCCAGGGTGGCGCGAACCGCAGGACTCGACCCTGCCACCAACCCAATCTTTGCTGATGCGGAGGTGGTCAAAGCGTTTGCGAAAATGGGCAAGATGTTTTCTGAAACCTCACTGGTCACAGGTGATGTCACCTCCTCTGCAAGTGGTGGTGTCACTCAACGGATCACGGAGATTCAAGACCCGAAATCCACGGCAATGGTGGCGAGGGAATACCGTGGTGAGTTCGGACCAGAACGGCAGGGTCAGGCAGCAGATGCACTGCGCTCACTGCTCAAAGCTCAAGCGGAGGTGAAGGGTCGATGATCACTCATCCTGGCACACCAGTTCCAGGGTGGGACGTTCCACCCAAAGCACCGCAGGAGGCTGCGACTTTCAAGCCTGTTCCTAAACGTCAGAAGCCAAGGTGGGCTATCAGCTTGGGTGCTGCGCTGAAAAGTTTTCGAGTCACTATCACCAGACGATTTTAACTATGAGCATACGAGACGAAGACGGTAACGAAATCATTCACCTCAACTCAATTTGGAGTGCGAGTTTCAAGTTGCTGATGGTGCTGGTTCCATTTGTCGCTCTCACCCTGTTTTCATGGGGAAGCTGGGTGACGATTACCATTTTCGATCACGCAAGCCAACTCCGTGTCATGCAGGACAGGACAACCCGCAACTCTAACAACATCAACGCCCATGAGTTTCCCAACACCTCCGCACTTAGAAAGACTGAACAAACGAAAACCCAACTTAATTAAGCCTATGAATGTCGTGCTTTCAAAACTCTCTGAACCCTCCACCGTGCGCGGCATTCTTGCTTTGCTGACGGCATTTGGAGTCACCGTTCAACCTGAATATCATGAGCATATCATCGCGGGTTTCCTCGCGTTGGTGGGCATCATTAACATTTGGCGCAAAGAACCTGTCACTAAAATTCCAAAAGCGGAGGTCGTTGACTAACATGAAAGAATATCTCATCAAACACATATTAGGTTGGCTTGCTGGCATCACTGCAAAGCAATGGTCAACTGCATTGCATTGGGTCGGCATGGCGGCGTGTGATGTAATGCTGCAAAGCGGAGCAAATCGAAAAGATGCGGTAACAAAGATGCTGAAAAGCTTTTGGCCTGAACTCCAAGGTTGGGCGCTGAACCTGCTCATCGAAACTGCTGTAGCATTTCAACGCAAAAACTCATGACCTTGAAAGCCCATCGTCGTCACAGACTCACCAAGATCAAAGCCGCTGCAAAGCTGGCGTTTATCTTCGGCATCGGGGCAGCGGTGTGCGGGCTGGTGATTTACATTTGCTCAACCATCATGCTATGCCCTCCATGACCAAAATAACCATCAAATGGTAACTCTATGTCCCGTCCACAAACTGCCAAAATCAAAATTCGCGGCAGG